TTTAAAAGCTCAAAAAGATCAACTAGAAAATGAATTGAATGATATTCAATTACAAGAACAAAATTTAATTAAAGAAATTGAATCCAAGTATGGAAAAGGAAACATTTCATTAGAAACAGGAGAGTTCCTACCCCTCCCTTAACTTTGAATTTCTGACGCCATACATATAATAAAACAAATACTAATATAATATGGCAGAAATTTTACTATCACCCGGTGTACTAGCTAGAGAAAATGATCAATCTCAAATTACTAGCTTACCTATTCAAGCAGGAGCTGCTCTTGTTGGTCCAACTGTAAAAGGTAAAGTAGGAATCCCCAAACTTATCACTACTTATAGTGAGTATCAAGCATATTTTGGTACTACTTTTAACAGTGGTTCAGTAACAAATGCTCAAACATTTACTTATTTTACCTCTGTTTCAGCATATAATTATTTCCAAAATGGTGGAACTAGTTTAATTGTAACTAGAGTAGCATCAGGTTCATATATTCCAGCGGTATCTCAACCTATTTCTTCAAGTGCTAATATTGGTTCATTAAATGCCTTTACTTTAGAAACTCTAAGTGATGGTATAATTATGAATAGTGTAGGTCCGGAAGATGCAGCTGGTGTATTAGCAAGTGGTTCCAAAGATAATTTAAGATGGGAAATTGTTTCTCCTAATTCATCATCAGGTACTTTTGGTTTATTAATCAGAAGAGGTGATGATAGAACAAATAACAAAACTGTTTTAGAAACTTGGACTAACTTATCACTAGATCCTAATTCATCAAATTATGTAGCTAGAATTATTGGTGACCAAACATTAACAACTCGTAATGCAGGCGCAGCAGATATTTATCTACAACCTTCAGGTTCATATCGTAACTCTTCTCGTTATGTAAGAGTAAGTAATGTAGCTTTAACCACTGTAGATTATCTTGACAGTAATGGAGATGTTAGAATTAACGCTTACACTTCCTCTATTCCAATTGCCCAAAGTGGTGCTTTTGCAAATGCCACTGGTGATATCGGGGGTAATAATAAATATTATCAAGATATTACTAACACAAATACACAAGGTTTAATAGCATCCAACTATACAGATGTATTTAATTTATTAGCCAATAAAGATGAGTACAGATATAATGTAATTTCTGCTCCTGGTTTAATAGATGCTTTTGCTTCACATACAAGTGTATTAAGTACTTTAATTTCAAATATTGAAAATAGAGGAGATGCTATTGCTCCAATAGACTTAGTTGGATATGGTTCCTCAATTGGGGCTACAACATCACAAGCAGCTTCCCGTGATACTTCATATGCAGCTGCTTACTGGCCTTGGTTACAAACCACCGACCCAGATTCAGGCAAAAACATATGGGTCCCAGCATCAACTATGATTCCTGGAGTATATGCAAATAACGATAGAATTGCTGAGGCATGGTTTGCTCCTGCCGGTATTAACAGAGGTGGATTAGGTCAAGTAATTCAAGCTGAACGTAAATTAATCAACTCAGATAGAGATACTTTATACCAAGGAAAAGTAAATCCAATTGCAACATTCCCAAACACTGGAGTAGTAGTATTTGGACAGAAAACTTTACAAAAACAAGCCTCTGCTCTTGATAGAATAAATGTTAGAAGATTGTTAATTGAGTTAAAAGGATATATTTCACAAGTAGCTGACAACTTAGTATTTGAACAAAACACTACTGCTACTAGAAACCAATTCCTAGCACAAGTTAACCCATATCTTGAATCAGTACAACAAAGACAAGGTCTATATGCCTTTAGAGTAGTAATGGATGATTCAAACAATACACCAGATATAGTTGATAGAAATGAATTAAGAGGTGCTATTTATTTACAGCCTACTAAAACTGCTGAATTTATCTATCTAGACTTTAACATTCTACCTACTGGAGTAACATTTGCCTAATATTACATAAAAAATTAAAGAGCCCTCACAATGAGGGCTTTTTTAATCTCCATTTAGTATTACCACAATCCCAAACCCTTCTGTAACCATTCATTTTCATGTTTTCATACTCAGATAATTCTGAATTAAAATTATCTAATAGTTTATGTAATTTATGTTTTTGACATGACATCCTATTAAGAATTCTATTATCTTTCCAATAAATGTAAGAAGGGGATGTATAAGATTCAAATTCAAAACCTAAAATAGGATACAACCCACCATCAAAAAATCTTCTATCAGAAAAACTTATGATGTCATTATTTTCTTTATTATAATTTTTTAAAAAATATTTGAATAATTTAGATGCCCCTCCGATAACATTAGTGTTTAATTTATTACAGAATCTTACCAACTCAAATTCATTTGAATTCTTTTTAAACCTATTTTTTCCAAAAGTCATTATAGATACTAACTCATCTTTATAATATAATCCTAAATTAACTGAAGAGTGAGTATAACCTTGAATATGATTTTCATTTAAAAATGGTCTTAATTGTTCCTTAGGAATTGGTTTTATTACACATTTCCTAGCATATATTTTATTTTCAATAAGATTTAATTGAGATAATAATATAGATTGAATTATAGGTTTTTTAAATAGCCATTCATAGTCTAAAATATGAATTAATCGGATTCCTTTTTCTAAACATTTATTAGTTTTGAATAAATGATAGTTTTTATATTTTCCTAGAGACTCAGAATGCCAATATACTCCATTTACTTCTACAGCTATATTATATTCTTCTAAAAATATATCTAATTCTTTTCCTTTTAATACATTTCTATCATTCAGTTTTATATTATGCCTTTCTATATAATGTAGTAGAAAATTTAAAATTTCATCCTCTATCAAAGAATATCCTCTAAACTCAGTACAACATAAACAAGAAGGTAAATATCCGTTACTTAAAAATACTTCTGTTGTATTATTACATTTATTACATTTAAAAACAAATTTATTTTTATATTGGTGTTTAACTTTATTTTCTATTAAATATTGCTTATCAAACATAGGTTCCATCCCAGTTTCATTAAAATAAGCTATAAGCTTATCCCATTTAATCTCTACAAAATTTTCCCTGTTAATTATTCTATTTTTTAATTTATTTGATATTTTATTTGCTATATCTTTATGCTGAGATGCAAATTCAACTCCATACCTATCTTTAATTTTTTCTGATGCTTTATTTCTTATCTCTTTTGACTCAAATGGTGATTCAACTCCATATTTTTCCCTTAAACTATGTTTATATTTATTCCTAACTTCTTCTGATAAAATAGCTACCTCTACCCCATACTTATCTAAACATGTTTTTTTTCTTTTTTCTAGCCAAGATTTATCTTTTCCTTTCCATTGTTGAGCACATGGTTTTGAACAAAAATCTCTTCCATGAGATGGTCTTGTATAAAAAATCCCATCACAATTTTTACATATATTTTCTTTTGGTGTTTTTTTAGGTCTAGCCATGATTTTTAGGTTTAAACAATTGTACGTTTATATATATTACATAAAAAATTAAAGAACACAATCTATAACATATATATCATAGAACAAATAAATATAATAACATGGCCGTACTAAATCCAAACGAAATATTCTTTACTGCTTTTGAGCCCAAACTACAGAATCGTTTTATTATGTATATTGACGGTATCCCCGCATATACAATTAAAGGAATCAGTGGTCTAGGATTTTCTCAAGACGAAATCAAACTTAACCATATTAACGTTTACCGTAAAGTAAAAGGTAAACTAAACTGGAATGATGTTACTTTAACATTATTTGATCCAATCACTCCATCCGGAGCCCAAGCTTGTATGGAATGGGTTCGTTTACATCATGAATCAGTAACAGGTAGAGATGGTTATTCTGATTTCTATAAAAAAGACATTACCTTAGATATTCTAGGTCCAGTAGGAGATATTGTTTCTGAATGGATCATTAAAGGTGCTTTTATTAAAAACTTTGCACAAGGTGATTTTTCATGGGACAATGAATCAGTAGCTCAAAACTTGACCTTAACATTAGGAATGGATTATTGTATCTTGAACTT